CCGATCTGCATCCGGGTGCGGGATGTAAACAACGGAGCCAAAGTCGAACGGAACCGGACGGTCGCTGATAAGCTCCCCGTGCTCGTCCTCGTACACCCACGGCGGGCGCGGTACGATGATGACGTAGGCTGCTGGCTCGTTATATTCGATGTAGTTCCACAAGGCGTACCCCTCGGCCTGTTGATACAGGCACGTAAAACAGGTATCCTTGTTTCCCTTATCGTCATCGTTGCCCTTCCCCTTGGATTGAATGAAACCATGCCGAAGAATGAATTCAAGCTCTTTCTGGCCGATTCCCCGGTACATAAACATTCCGCTTTCTTCGGAAGACAGCGTGTCGGAGGTCGGGTCAGCTACGATGGATTTTTTCATGTCAGCCATGTCATCCATCTGCTTCCACGCATGTTCAAGGTAACTCTTGGCGTGCGGCATCTTTTTCAGCATCTTATCCACGAATTCGTATGCCTTCGGATGGTTGACTTTCAGGTATTCCGGGTCAACGTGATAGAATGCAAACGCATCTGCCCATGATTCTTCCGGTGTGTAGGACACACCTTCAAACCGCATGTACTTGCGGTTCATCCGCCCAAGCGCTCCCTCTGGATTATCCAATACATGCCGTTCAAGCTCCGGGTGCGCATTGGAAAGGATGTGGCCGATTTCGTGCGCAATGACATACCGCTGTGTGGTCTTATCGTGCTTTAGCAAGTCGTCATGGACTTGGATGGTCGAGCCTGTCGGTGCGCTTGCTAGGGCTGTACGCCCGTCTGTCCTGCGCTTTAGCGTAACGTCGTGCGCCTTAAACTTCGGCTCACCTATATTCACGTCATCCATCTTCTTCGTGCTGTCCGGTACGTATTCGTCCATGTCTTCCCCGCCGCCGAATTCCTTGTGCAGGTCTTGGATTTTAACGCCGTGCTTACTACGGTACGCTATTACGGCGTCGTAAGCGGCCTTATCGTTCTCGCGCATGCCGTGCAGCCATTCCATCGGGTCGTCGGTTTTACGCGCTGCCTTCTTCGCCCGTTCAAGATGGTCTTCGGAAGATTGTGCGTCTATCTTTTCTTGGGTTTCTTTGATGTGGTGTGCCTCCATCTTATCTCCGTTCGGAAGATGCCCGGCAACTACTTTCCCGCCTTTGATGTACACATGACGATGCTCGATTGTTACCCATCTTCCGCCTGTCAATTCTTTGTCGTCCAGCGACTTCCACAGCTCGCGGTACCGGGCTATTGCTTCTTGCCGCTCCGCTTCGTCCTTACCCTTAACGATGCAGGGAACGTGCGTGTAGTTGAGCTCCTTCGAGGCCAGCCAACGGTGATGTCCGTCGTGTATGTCGTAGTCGTATCCGATCTCGACCGGCTTAAGCGCCTCGCCGGATCGCATCTTCTCGATGTTTTCCCATACCTTATCCCAGTCCGTTGCTTCGTCTGTCTGGTAAACCATACGCAGGCGGTTGACCGGGATATAAATGACTTCCGAAAGGTCCGTATCGTGGTCGACATCGTAGGCGTTGCGCTCCGTGATGCCGGATTCCGGCCAGTCAATCATGATGTCGTCGACAGCCTTCCGAAGTTCTTCGTCCGGGAACAATTCGAGCAGCATTTGAATGCGCAGACCTTTGCGAATGGCACCGGACTTGCGCACGGCGGCCATCAGCCTGTCGAACGCTGCATTGATTTTCTCGCGTTCCTCGCCCTGCGGGTATGCCATCGGGTGGTCCGTGCCGTACACCAAATAGTCGTTTCGCCGGCCGGATTTCCGTAACTTGTCGAGGACGTAGGCCTCAAACGCCCGGGCGAACATTTCATGCGGCCGGTTCCAGTAACCAGACCTGCCGCCGCACAGCGCGTCCGCATTGGCCTTAAACTGTGACGTAGTCGTCGGAACCCGAAGCGGTTCGATCTTCCGTCCGGCCTGTGTGTATGCATAGGCCAGCGCATGATAGTGGTTCTCGAGTATCTGCTGCCGCTTTTGCAGACGCTGGTCGCTGATCTTCATGCCGTGCTCCCGCGCCAGTTTATCTTCCAGTTCAAACGACTGCGACAGCTTCGACATGACGCGCTTCCACGCATCCTGAAAAGGCATATCGCGCTGCGCCCACAGCTTATACTCATATGGCGAATGGTAAGCTTTGCCGTTGTAATGAACTTCCCGGGTACCGTTACCCCGCATCATGGCGTTTAGCACATCTTCGTATGCTTCCCGCACTTCCGAACTTCCCTTATCACCTATGCCGTCAGACGCGAATCCGATCGACGGCTTTCCGGTGCTCTCTGCATGCAGGATGTTGTCCATGGCATGGCCCCATTCGTGGGCCAGTGTTCCGGCGCCGGCGTCCCGGGTTACGTTGATGACCTTCGATACGGCCTCGTAATGCGCCAATGCGCGACCTTTGCCGCGGGCGCCGAAAGCTATGGCGAGCTTGCCGCCCAGTGACGCGTCCCTCGGCGAAAGGCCGAGCACGTCGGCCAGATCGGAGAATGCTTCGGAAGCCTTTTGGAGATGGTGCTTGCCGTCTTCGTCGTTGACGTAGTTACCGAACTCGACGGCCCTGAAGCCGTAGTTCTTCACCATATCTTCAGGCTTCGACACCTTCACTGCTTTGCCTCCGACACGCTTCGCCTCGCTGACCGGGATTTTGGACCGTTCCTCACCCGGCCGCAACTTGTCGCCTTTACCGCCGCCATCCGTGCGCCCTTTCTGCTGACCGAGGCTTTCGAAGTGCTTCTCCCACGTCAGACGCTTGCTGCGGATCGTGTCCATAGTCCGGCGCCAGCTATCGAAGCTCGTAAAGAAATTGTGGAACTTCTCACCCAGCGGCAGACCCATTGGCGCCATGTTGGCTGCCTTCGACTCCGCCAGTTTCTGAAGGTCTTCCATGAGCCTGCGCTGCATCTTCTCGCGCCATTTCGCCTTCGCGTCCTTCGGAATGACCCACTTCTCTTTGTTGCGGTCGTAGTAGGCGCCAAACTCCGTCAGGTCATACTCGCTCGGGCTGTCCTCCTGAAGCTTCTTTGCCGTCGACTGGGCGATAAACTCGCGGTATTTAAGCTCCTTCGGCGTCTCCCGCCGCATGTAATTGCCGAGCTCCCGCGTCGCGCTCTGGAACTCGTCCCACGTCTTGATCGGCTCCAGCACGCGTTGAATGTTTTGGATCGCGTTGAAGTACAGGAGTCGGTTCATCGGATCGTTGGCGGCCGGCTGCGCGGCGATACGGTCGTAAATCAGTTTCTTCGCCATGGCGACGTTCACGTCGACGCCGTTGTTGTACTCGGTCTCCCAATCCAGCGGCTTCAGCAGATTCTTCTTGTTGACGAGCTTTTGCGCCATCTCCGGGTGCTCGCGCTCCAGAATTTCTAAGTCCTGCGCTGTCGGCGTAGCCTCGAAGCGTTGCGCGACCGCCGTAAGGTCCTTGCGGGCTCCGCCTACTTTCTCGCCAACGTCGTATGCGACCTTGCGCCCCTCCTGCGCTTTATGCCGCACGTCCTTTACGCCGGCACGCTCCTTGTCGGATGACTTAGCCGAAAGGCCGCCAACCGCACGCAGATAGTGGAACGCATTCACCAGATGCTGAAGCCGTTCGCGTTTGCTGGCTGCGATATGGGACGCCCGAACCTTCGATTCCGGCAGGTTCTTCAACTTCGCCACGCGGTCTTTGTCTGCGTCGGACAGGCTGTTGTACCAGTCCATGACCTCTTTTGCCTTGAACTTCCGGGCCGACGCCGCCAGCGAGTCATCCGGTTTAATCTTCTGCGCGTCCAGCACCCGGCGCGTTCGGGTGGTATTTGCTTCGGAAGCTGGTGCTTTCTTTTCAGGCCGCTTTTTCTCGGATGTCTTCGTTTTGGTCGATGCTGTTTTCTTCTCAGCAGCCTTTGTTTTGGTCGCCGCTGTTTTCTTCTCAGCGGCTTTGGTTTTGGTCGATGCTGTTTTCTTCTCAGCGGCTTTGGTTTTGGTCGATGCTGTTTTCTTCTCAGCAGCCTTTGTTTTGGTCGCCGCTGATTTCTTCTCAGCGGCTTTGGTTTTGGTCGCCGCTGATTTCTTCTCAGCGGCTTTGGTTTTGGTCGCCGCTGATTTCTTCTCAGCGGCTTTGGTTTTGGTCGATGCTGTTTTCTTCTCAGCGGCTTTGGTTTTGGTCGCCGCTGATTTCTTCTCAGCGGCTTTGGTTTTGGTCGATGCTGTTTTCTTCTCAGCGGCTTTGGTTTTGGTCGCCGCTCTGGTTTTGGTGGCCGCCGCGTCCTTCTTCTGAAGCTCGGCGAAATGCTCCGCCAGTTGCTTCTTCGTCAATTTCACCGGTTTGCCGGTTTTCCCGACACCAGCGCCGGCCACGATTTCGCCATTCAGGATGTACACGTGATTACCGCGGATCGTTCGCCAGACGCCGCCCGGAGGCAGGTCCTTATGTACACCCTTTGCTTGTGCCCGGGTGATGGCCATCGGGCCTACCTCCTTTCCTTCCGAAGGTCGATATAAAGCGCAATGGATTTCTTAATCGTGCTGGGATTCGGCGGAATCGGTCCGTGACGCTTTGCCATCTCCCGCAGCACCGACTGGTGGTTCTCCTGAATTTGCTGCGGGCCCTGCATGCGCACTCGCTGTTTTGCGTTATTGATGGCCTCCGCCCGGGTCTTGCCGCTTGTTATAGCCAGACCGGTATCGTGGTTGATGACGAGCCAGCCGTACTTCCCGCGGTGCAGGAACGTGTGCAGGTCAGGGTGGATTTCGACGCGCTGCGCGCTTTTGGCCGGCTGCCACTGGACCGTGTCACCATCCGAATCCTCAAGCTGCATATACCCCTGCGACGTATCCCGGGGCTTCGCCGACTTGTCGGCCGGTTTCTCCCCATTCGCCGCTGGTTTCTTCGCTTCGGAAGCGGGTTTTTCCTTCTCCGCCTTAGCTTTCGACGCATTCGCAGCCTTCGCCTCAGCCTCTTTCTGCTGCTTGAACTGCTGTAACGTCCGGCCCAGCGCCGACATCCGTCTGCGCTCCGTGCGTTCCTCCGGCGACTTCGGAACCATCGTCATAACCGGCTTCGCTTCCGGCATAGTCTCGCCCTTCTTCGGCTTCGGCATGACCGGGTGAATTTCGATCCTGTGCGCTTTCGGGTCCAGATGGTAGACGCTCGCTGCTTTCTTCTGCGCGTTGTGCAGCCCGTCATGGAAGGAGATCGCCCAACGCTCGCCGGTCTTCTTGTCATATCCGACGACGGCATGCGTGTAGCTGCGGTGGGACGTGCGTTCGAACTCCTTTCCGCTCAGGCCGGTCACCGTGTACTTCACGGGCTTGCCGTCTGCTGCTGGAGATGCTGGAGCCGAAGCGGATGTCGCGCTCTCCTGCTGGTCCTTCATCCACGGCTGCACCGAGCCGCCGACGATCTTCCCGTCAACGATGTAAACCTTGTGGCCGCGGATCGTCCGCCATACACCACCCGGCGGCAGGTCTTCCGAAGATTGTACTTCCTTGCTTGCTGCTTTGGTCGATGCCTTACTGGACGTTTTCTTCGCTGCAGGCTTCTTGCTTGCTGCTTTGGTCGATGCCTTACTGGACGTTTTCTTCGCTGCAGGCTTCTTGCTTGCTGCTTTGGTCGATGCCTTACTGGATGTTTTCTTCGCTGCAGGCTTCTTGCTGGCCGACTTCATCAGGGAGCATTCCGGGTTAACGATCTCCAGCTCCGAAAGCGGAATAAGACGGGCGCCGGATACCGACTTCCGAACACTGTCCCCGCCTACCCTGCCGCCGGCGCGCTTATAGACGCCTGTTACCAGCGCCCAGAACTCGTCGCCGTCAGCCTCCGTTTTCCCGTACTGCTTCTTGACGATCTCCTTCGCTTTCTCCCACAGCTTCTCGTCCTTCTCCGTCCTCACGAACTCCGGCATGCTCGTCGCTCCTTTCCCGAATGATCTTCGGAACTTCGTCGTTTGAATAGTAGCCGTAAAATACCGTCCCGGCGCGCTTGACTGGAATGCGTTTGATGATGCCCTTGCGCTCCATGTCCCGCAGCAGCCTGCGGTCGGCGATCCCCTCAGCCTGAAGCACTTGGCCAATGGCCGGATAGCCGGTCTGCTTCACAACTTGGTCAATCAGCAGCTTTGCTGCCTCGGCTCTGTTCATAGTTTCCAGCTCCTTTATTTCTTTCGTGCTTTATACCCCGTTCGTACCACATCTTGTCCCGGTCGTCAATTTCTCCGCCGCAGCGTGCGCACCGCCACCGCCTGCCGACGACGCGCTCCGGTGTCAGATTGATCGAGAAATCATGGTAGGCGCAGTCGGCAAGCTTCCGGTTGTTCTCGAAGATGTCCTTTATCATATGCGCGGCTTCCGGCTTGCGGTCGAGCAGGTCGTCAATCAATCTGCGCTGGTCGGCCATCGGTCATTCCTCCTTCAGATTCGGGTCCGGCGGCAGCCCGCGCCGCGCCCGTTCTTCCTGAATGAGCTCAGCCGTCGTCTTCATGACGAGCTTGCCGTCGACCATTTTATAGAAGCGGGAGATGCGGTGCCAGCGACAACGGCAGTTCGGATGAAGCGGGATGCACGGCCAGTACTCGCTGACGCGCCTTCCGAAGTTCGTCTTGCCCGGCCATACATGCGTGTGTCCGTACTGCTCGTTCATCTTCTCCGGGTCGTGGGTGACGATATACGTCTTCGACGTGATGAGCTTTTCACATTGCTTGCACATACCGGCCGAGCTCATCCCGACGACCGTCTCACCTTCCTCGACCCCGGACAGGTATGCATCGTTATCGGCCATGGCGAGCTCCGTAATGGCGACGCGTCGCCAGTCGCGGTTTTGTTCGCCGTACATGTCGTAAAGCTCCTGCGCCAGACGCTCCGCGCTCCAACGTTCGCGCTTTGCTCGCACCACAAGCTGCCGGATGCCGTTGATGTGCCGCTCGTTGACTTCGGATATCTTCTCGGCCGCGCTCTGGACGGCGTGTTCCACCGCCTGCGCCTCCTGCCGGGTAAGCGGCTTGATGATAACCTTCCGGCCCTCAGCGTCCGCCTTGCGTTTCTCAGGAATCGTCAGTACGGTATGCTCGCGCTCGGCAGCCTTCACCGTCTCCGGGTAGCGGTCAACGTATGCGCCGACCGTCGTGAAAAATTCCTTGTCCGCCTGATTCCGAATCTTTGCCAGCATGCCGGCGCGCACCTGAAACGCCTCGATCGTCTTCTGGGCGTACTCGGCCAGCTTCGACCGCAGCAGCTTGTCAAGCGCCCGCAGGTCCTTTTTGGACAGCGGTTTGGCGTCATTGATGTACTTCAGAAACGCCTCACGCTTCTCGCGGCCGATCTTGATCAATTCCTCAAGCGCTTTCTTCGCGTTCGGTTTGCGGCCGCCGCGGGCCTTTACAAGCTGGTCGGCGTAGACATCGAACTCTTTGCTGAAGGCCTTCTCGACCTTCACACCATCCAGCGACAGTCCCAGCGCGATAAACAGGTCGGCCATCCGCTCGGTCGCCGGCTGGATTAGCCATTCGTAAAACGCATCCTCCGTGTCGGCCATGAGCTCGTCACTGTTGCGCTCCCACAGCTTGTGCTCAACCGGACCGTCGCCGCGCACGAGCGGGACTTCCTTCGGAAGCTTCATGGCCGTGCGCAGCGTCTCCAGTACGGCGCGCCGGACGTTTTCCGGCGCCGCCAATATGTCCTTCGGAAGCTTTATGTTAAGGCTCTTTGCCATCAGTAGTCACTCCATGTGATGGAGATTTCGACCGCCTCATCGTCCGCCGGAGCGTTCCGCGGATCAGCCGTCTCCGTCAGTGACTTATTCACCTTCTGCTGCCGAGCCTCCGCCCGCAGCTTTTCGAGCTCCATTTGATGTTCGTGCTCGAGCTTCTTCTGCTCAAGCTCAAGCTCGTGCCGGCGCTCCATCTTCTCAAGCTCTCGCTCGTGGCTGGCTTCCGCCGGGTCCTTATCCTGCTGCTCGTCCTGCTCACCCGACTGCTGAGCGTCGCGCTGATCCTGATCTTCGGCGCCTTCCCCGTCTTCGGAACCCTGAGCTCCCGGACCGCCCTGCGGCTGATTCAGGCCGGACTCGGCCATGAACACCTGAAGCAGTTGCGGATTCGCCGGTGCCTGCGTCCATATCCACGGCTTGCCGGTCGCCGGGTTGATGAGCTCGTCGCGGTCGTCGGCCTTGCGGGCTTCGGCAACCGTGATGATGCCGGAGCCGAGCTGCTTGACTTGACGCTCGAGCTTTTTGTCCTCGTCCTGCTCGTCGAGACCAACCCACGTAAACTCGAACTCGTCGTCGATGAGCGGCAGGATTTCGTGATTGAACACGTTCGCAAGGAAGTTCATCAGCGGGACGAATCCCTTGTCCTGCGACCGCTCCATGCGTTCTGCTGTGTTGTCAGACGAGGTAAGCGACGCTCTCGAGCTGGTCCAGCTCTTAAAGCCAACTTCATTCGGGTCGATCTGGTACACCGCGCACGCAATGTTAAACAGGAACTCAAGGAATTCGTTGAACTGCATGTCCTGATTGGACTGCTTAAACGGTGTCCAGTTGATGCCCTGTCCGTCCTCCACGGCGATGACCGGAGCAGCCCACTTTCCGGCGGCGCCGCTGGTCATCACACGCCAGTGCCGCTTGAAGGCTTCCAAATGCTCATCGTCATACTTGCCGATGATCGACAGCACGCCCTGCGGCACATGGTTATGCGTGAAGTACGTCGTATTGTAGCGGATGCCGTTCAGGATGCCCGTGACGATCTCGATGAGCACTTCCAGCTCGGAATGCCCGAAGTCCGCCAGTAAGATGTCCGTCCGTGGGTTGCGTACCGCATATGCAAGCTGTTCTTCCGAGTACTCGGCCACGATTTCGCCGTTGATGCGCTGCACATATGCGATATTGTCGCTGCCCAGCCGCAGGCCGTCTTTGGTCATCGGCTCGTACACCGGCAGCTCGCGGCCGTAACCGACCGGCGCATTGGCAACCAGCTCGATCGTCTCCGCGTCGATGGCCCAGATTTCCGCCAGCTCGCCCTTCAGGTTCGGCACGAGCTCAAACGTCATGGCGTCCAGTACCAGCGTATCCCGGACAATCTTCCGAACGAAGGCGTTGAAGTTATCCTTGCGCAGCTTGTTATTCGCCCAGCCGGTCTTCAGAAAGAATTCTTCGATCTCGACCGCGCGCCTGCGCTGCGCATTCGTCATTTTCTTCGTCTTGTTCTTGTGGATGATCTGGAACCCAATATCTCCCTCAAACCGCGGCCGGTTCGTAAAACGGGCGACTTGATTGAGTCGGGTAAGCAGAATGGCAGCCACCGGCGGCACCGTAGCCATCTGCCGCAGCAGCCGGTAATTGATGACCGCCTGCTTCGCCCGTGTTCCGCCGAGTCCGTACACGTTGTACGGATCGATAAACGCGGACTTCGGCTTCGCCGTCTCCTGCTGCTTTAAGGCCCGGTCATTCTCCAATGCCTTCAGAAGCTGTTCGCCATTCGGCGCCGACTGCCATAACTCCAGAACTGTCGACATAACTTTGCACCCCTCTCTTGCCTAAAATGAAAAGGCAGCAGCTTCGGAGCTGAAGCCTGCTGCCTTCACTTCATCCGGCAAGCTGCGTCATGTTAAGCTTGCTGTCTCAAATGGCGGTTTACTCGTCGCCGCTGCCGCTGTCCCCGCCGCCGGAACCACTGCCGACTGTCAGACCGAAGAAGCCAACAACGCCGGAGCCATCCTGCGCTTCTGCCGAGATGATGACATCTCCGGCCACAACGCCCGTGACCTTGCCGGTCCCGTCGACCGTTGCAATCGCCTCATCCGAGGACTTCCATTCGACGCGCGGGTCATCGGCATACTCCGGCACGACGGTTGCCGTAAGCTGGAGATCGGCGCCCACACCGACTTCCGTCGTGTCGCCATCAGCCGTGATGTTGATCGCCCGTACCTTCCGAACAAGAAGGCTATTGACGCCGTACACATGGCCGCAGTTCGGGCACGTCCTGCGCTCGCCGTTGATGTCGTCCTTGCGGGTAGACGTAAGGCCGCGCGGTACAGCGTACACCTGACACTGCGGACACTTCCGCAGGTCCGAGCGGGTTTCCTCATCGTGACTCGTGTAAATCCGAGTCGTGTCGATCTGCGTTGCCATCGTTACACCCCCGTACATAGGTTTCGATCGCGCTTGGTGCTCGCGTCTCTATCATAGCACCTGCACGGGGACTTCGGAAGCACAATGTTTACGCGGTACATGTCCGCGCTTCGTGCTTCCGAAGCTTGCGTTACTCCACCGTTACGGAGGCGTAAGCTGTGCGTGCAATGCCGGCGCGGTTGAGGACATCGATACGGATGACGTAAGTGCCCGGCGCCTCGCGGAAGTCGTCGATTTCGACGTAGTCCATGGAGCCATCCGACTTGAACCCGCTGCGGACCAGCGAACCGATGAGGACATCAGCAGGAATCTGGTTCAGATACTCCGGGTTATTCTCGGTGCCCTTCGAATAGGTCTTTCCCGGATTGCCTTCGGAGCCGATGTTCGCCAGATAGCCGGCCCATTCCTTGTTCTTCACCAGCGGCGCATATCCTGCGAGCAGATTCAACATCGGCTTCAGTTCGCCGTTTTCCTCCGTGAAGTAGCTCAGCCGGATATCCGCATCCGGGTCGTCGAAGTCAAACGGCGCGCTCAGGCGGAACTTCACCCGCAGCGCCCCCGCAATCGGCGTGTCGTCGTCGACCACTTCGGCCTCCACATCGTAGGCCTCGATGATAACCGTCCCGGACTTCGACTGCGCAACCGTGTCGCGGCCATAAGTGTGGCCGCAGTTCGGGCAATGCTTTACTTCAAACGATCCGAGATCATCCTTCATCGTCGACGTGATGCCCCGCGGAACGGCGAATACGCCGCAGGACGGACACTGCGTAATATCCGAGCGCCCGCGCTCATCAATGCTGGTGTATTCGCGGAGCGTGTCAATCTGCGTAGCCACGCGTACACCCCCTTCGGAAGTTGTCATAATTATCATACAACGAGAACGCGGGCCTGAATATCCGACCTTTTCCAGCTTCGGAAGGCCTTAATTATCCGAATTAGAAGCGGGACGGCCGGACATATCGGGAAGTTCCTCCCCACGTTCGCGCAGCACCCGGGCGCAAGCCTGCATGAGCGAGCGCACAACGTCCGTCGACATCTGCTTCAGCGTCAGACTTTCCGGCAGCACCATCAGCAGCTTATGCTGGCTGGTTGCTTTGTTCATGCGCTCCCATGTTTCCTCCAGCGACCGCAGCTCCGCATCCGTCAAATCTGCCGTCACGTAGTAGACATCCGCATCAAGCTTCTTGATCGCCGGCGACTCCGGCGCTATTACAACTTCAGCCATCCCTTTCCACTCCTTCAGTTTATTCTTCCTTGAAGTGCTCCAGCGTTCCCCATGTCGCCAGCACAAGGTTCTTCACAAGCACGTTCCGGCGTTCGTAAGCGCCGCGGCAAAGCAGCACTTTCCGATCCGGCCGCCAGTTGCCGGGTATGAGTTGCTTCGGTTTGCCCGTCTTCGAACGGTGCGTGCTGAAGACACGACCATCAGCGGTGACGGTGTACCCGGGATACCCCCGGACGGGTTTTGCTTGTCCAGTCGTCAACGCTCCACATCCCCTTTTCTTGCAACTTCTGAAGCTGGGTAGACCAGTATTCAGGCGAACCGAAGGCGCCGAGACGCAGCCGAAGTCTCCAGATGAGCACCCGCAGCAGCGTAACCGTCAGACCGACCAACGTTCCGATCCGTTTCATTCCTGATCCCTCCGCTTCGTTTTTCTCGTGCGAGTAAATAAG